AAAGATCCAGCCAGAAAAGGCCCCTTTCAGGCTCAAATCTATTCAAATGATAAAAATGGCCGCACCGGAAGAATGATTATCGCCAAAAAGATTGTTGAGGACAAAACAAGAAACTTTGCTGTTGTTGGTAATACTAGACGCAGCAATTATAGCTTATATAAAGCCGGCGAACAAAGGTATTTTCCGAGAATAAATAAAAAAATTGTTGTAAAAACTTTGTCAATACCCATCCCGGTGTACGTGAATATTGAATATAAAATTCATATTAAAACAGAGTATCAACAGCAAATGAACGATCTTCTTGCCCCGTTTATGACCAGAACAGGACAAATTAATGCATTTGTCATAAAGAGAAATGGACATTTATACGAAGCTTTTATAGATCAAGGCTTTACGCACAACAACAATGTTTCTAATTTGAATGAAGATATGAGAATGTTTTCTTCAGATATAACAATAAGAGTACTGGGATATCTGATTGGCGAGGGTAAAAACGATGATCGCCCTATTGTGAAGGTAGAAGAGAATGTTGTTGAAATTACATTTCCACAAGAAGGATTGGTTATTGATACCCCCGAGGGATTCTTAAAAATTACTTCCTGAAGTGAAAGTGCTATTTTATTGTACTTCAGGAAGACTTTTGACTTCCAAAATACTATTTAAAGTATGATTGTAATAGCAATTAAAGCCATTTTTTAGAACGAGGAAACAATAATGTCAGTCAAAAACTTTAAATTTGTATCTCCTGGGGTGTTCATTAACGAAATTGATAATTCGTTTGTTCCAAAAACAGCCGATGCCATTGGCCCTGTTGTTATCGGACGCTCCCGGAAAGGACTTGCAATGCAGCCTATCAAGGTAGAATCTTATTCTGATTTCGTAACCATGTTTGGTGATACAGTTCCCGGCATGGGCGGCGGCGATGTTTATCGCGATGGAAACTACCAGTCTCCAATGTACGGAACATATGCTGCAAAAGCTTTCCTCAGATCTAATGTAGCTCCTTTAACTTATGTTCGCCTACTTGGTCAAGAAACAGCCGATGGCAATACTGCTGGCGGCGATGCTGCAGCCGGCTGGAAAACAACCAATGCAGGCCCCAGCGCGCTCGCGGACGTGAACACCAATGGTGGTGCTTGGGGATTGTTTGTTTTTCCTTCTAAATCGGTTAATTGCGGCCCAAACGGCGGGATCAACACGAAGGGTCAGGCTGGCACCGGCGCCCTCGGTGCTATCTTCTATCTAGATGATGCTACGATTAAGCTTAGTGGAACTTATTATGCTGCGAGTGGTGGAGTTGATGTAACATCGGCTGCTGGCCATATGGTTACAACAAACGATGCTGGACTCTTTACGCTTTGTATTAGTGGCTCATCTAAGACAACAACTGCTTCGTTCGGCTTTGATGATACAAAAGAAACATTCATTCGTAAGAAATTCAATACCAATCCACAATTATGTTCTGATCCCGGTACATTTTATGCTAATGCTTCTGCGGAAGATTATTGGCTTGGCGAAACATTTGAACAAGAATTACGCGATGGCGCCGGCGTCAATCTTGGAGATCTCACAACTAATAGTAATTTAGTTGGTATTGTTCTCGCTTTAGGTCAAAGTGGGGCCGCCGGCGTTACTAGCGGCAAAGATCCGTCCCAAATGAAAGGCCAACCTTCTCGCGAGGCTACTGCTGGTTGGTTTATTTCCCAAGATCAGGGTGCCTCTGGCTCTTATCACCCAAACGCGATGCCAAAACTATTCCGGCTCCTAGGGCGCGGACATGGCGAATGGTTGCATAAGAATGTAAAGGTTTCTATTGAGCAAATCAAACAATCAACTACTACTATAACTGATTATGGAACATTCTCGCTTGTCTTAAGAGATCTTTTAGACACTGATAACCAAGTGGTTGTTTTGGAAAGATATGATAATCTTACGATGGATCCAACCGCTCCCGATTATGTCGCACGCAGAATAGGCGATCAATACTATGCTTGGGATTCTGTACAGCGTAGATTGAAGCTATATGGAGATTATCCAAATCGATCTAAATATGTTCGTGTAGAAATGAACGCAGATGCAGATGCTGGCGCAACAGATCCAGCATTATTACCATTTGGTTATTTTGGCCCTCCCAAAATGAAGACTGTAACACAGGTTCACGGTACTGGATCACAGTTCGGACCCGAAACCTCCGGGCCCCGTGAAGGGCCCTCCGGATCGTTTTTGGTTGGTGGACTCTCTCTCCGACTAATGGGTGGCGCCGCTAATTTCTTGGGCGATGAGAGCTTCTTAACTGCTTCTTTTGTTTTCCCGTCTGTTAGATTGCGCAATAGTGCTTCTGACGGTGGCTTAAGCGATCCCACAAATGCTTACTTTGGTATGCAAACAACAAGAATTAGTAGTTCTACAAGAAGGGATGCAAGTGTTGCTGATCCCCACAGATTATGGTTTCCAGGTTTTGCCGATGATCCCTCCGGCGCAGATCCGTCTCTAGGTATAACTGGTTCTGCTTATGTATTTTCACTTGATGATGTAAGAAGCGGTTCGGCCGGTAGCGATGTGACGGCAGGATATTATTATGAATCCGGTTCGCGTAACAGCGCTGGCGGCTCAGCGACTAGTGGCTCTTATACAAATCTGTTGAATGCTGGTTATGATCGCTTTACGGCACCATTTTGGGGTGGATTTGATGGATGGGATATTTTACAGCCAGATCCATTAAGAAACGCAGGTATGACTACAGCCGCTACGGAAAATAATAGCTATGCTTACCACACTTATCGCAGAGCAATTGATACAGTTGCGGATCCTGAGTTTATCGATATGAATACGTTAGTTGCTCCTGGGTTAACGAATGATTCTCTCACAGTCCATATGATTAATGTTTGCGAAGAGCGTGGCGATGCTTTAGCGCTAATAGATTTAGCAAACGTATACATCCCGGCACACGAAGCGTATAAGAGCAATAGAAATGACAGAATTGGCACAACACCAACTAATGCTGCTACCGCTTTAAAAGATAGAAGAGTTGATTCTTCTTATGGCGCCACTTTCTATCCGTGGGTTCAAACTCGTGACGAACAGACCGGTCAGCTTGTTTGGATTCCGCCAACAGTGGCTATGTTGGGCGTGTTAGCCAGTTCTGAAAGAAAATCTCAGCTTTGGTTCGCACCTGCTGGCTTCAATAGAGGTGGATTAACAGACGGCGCCGCTGGAATTCCAGTCGTTAATGTTTCCGAGAGATTAACCTCTAAAGAGCGCGATACGCTTTATGAGGCTAGAATTAACCCGATTGCGTCTTTCCCGTCTACAGGTATTGTAGTTTTCGGTCAAAAGACACTACAAGAACGTCGTTCGGCTCTTGATAGGATTAATGTTAGAAGACTTGTTATTTATTTGAAGAAGCAAATTTCAATTCTCTCATCACAGCTTTTATTTGATCAGAATGTTCAAGGCACATGGAATCGATTTATCGGCCTTATTGATCCATTCTTACACAGTGTAAAGACTCAACTCGGCATTACCGATTACAGGCTAATCTTAGATTCGTCCACGACAACGCCTGATTTAGTTGATCAGAACATCATGTATGCGAAGATCATGATTAAACCAGCCCGTGCGATTGAATTCATTGCAATTGACTTTGTTATCATGTCAACTGGAGCATCATTTGATGACTAGAAAGAGAGAGGCGATTTTTTATCGCCACACTATTTAAAAGTAGGTTATAGGAGTACTAAATATGTCATTCTGGACAGACGATGCGTCACAAGCCGGTTTTAAAGAGCCAAAAAGAAAATTCAGATTTAAGGTGGAATTCACCGATTGGGACGATGGACAGGGTAGCTCCGTTCTTTGGTATGCCAAGACGGCAACAAAGCCATCCTTTACGATTGAAGCCGGAGAACACAAGTATCTAAATTATACATTTTATTATCCCGGTACTTTAAGTTGGAATGAGATAGAAATTACTATGGTAGACCCAACCACACCAGATGTAGCTGCGAAATTATGGGAGTTTCTAGGAAAATCCGGTTGGGTAGTCCCCGGTAGTCCGTCTGCTAATAATCAAGCAGCCTTTAGCACGATTTCCAAGGACAAGGCTGTATCCGGCTTAGGAGCAGTTAACATAACGCAGCTTGACGCTAATGGCGAAGAGATTGAAAAATGGACTATGCACAATGCATTCGTTACAGATGTTAAATTTGGAGATTTGGCATATGGTGATGATGAGTTAACAGAATTATCTCTTACTATAAGATATGATTGGGCGATGCTTGGCAACGGTGGCGCTGCTGTAGCACTATAATAAAACGCTTAAAAGAAATATTAGCTAACAAATAACGAGGTGTATATTGGCTAGAAATAGAGATCGGACGGGAATGGGCACGAACGCCCCAGAAAACACATCGCCCCCTCCGCAAGTAATGACACAAAATCAAGATAATCCATTTTCCTTTGTTGTACCAACAGAATTTGTTGAACTTCCATCGGGTGGAAGATTTTATTCAGAAGGTCACCCCCTTCATGGACAAGAAACAATTGAAATTAAGCAAATGACTGCCAAAGAAGAAGATATTCTTACTTCGCGCTCTCTGCTCAAAAAAGGCATCGCACTAGATCGCGTGATTGAGAGCATAATTATGGACAAAAAGATTGATTCTAACTCTCTTTTGGTCGGTGATCGAAATGCGATTGTTATTGCCACAAGAATTTCAGGTTATGGTAGTGAATACGTTACACAAGTAGCTTGTCCAAGTTGCGCAACAAAACAGGAATATTCCTTTAATTTAAACTCTGCAAAAGTTTATAATGGAGAAGATATTTCGGAATTGGATGTTGAGGTTAATGAGAATGGAACATTTACCGTACAACTTCCAAGAACTAAAATTGATGTAACTTTTAGATTACTTACCGGCAAAGATGAAAAAGCTTTTATTGCTGGAATGGAAGCAGAGCGCAAAAATAGACAAGCAACAGAAAAAAACATAACAAGACAATTATCTACCATGATTGTTGCCGCTAATGGTGATACTTCTCCGCAAGCAAGAAAATATTTAGTTGATAATATTCCATCAATCGATTCTCGACACCTCCGTTTGGCTTACAGTCTCGCCGCGCCAAATGTAGATTTAACACAGCATTTTGAATGTAATGAGTGTGATCATGAGCAGGACATGGAGGTGCCGCTGTCAGCGGACTTTTTTTGGCCTGACCAGTGAATATATGGAAAGTGTATATGAGCAATTTTTCTTTCTGAAGTATTCAGGTGGTTGGAGTTTTTCGGAAGCCTATAACCTTCCTTTAGGGCTTAGAAAGTGGTTTGTCGAGAGACTAATGAAACAGCTTGAAATGGAAAAAGAGGCGATTGAGAAAGCCCAGAAGGGCGGTAATTCAAGAACTCAAACACTAAGCCGGCACAATCAGCCCGGACCACCGCCCAAAATATAATTAATAAGATAGATAAGGCTGCTTCGGCGGTCTTATCTTTTTTTGTGGATTACTAATTAGTTTTAGATAAAGAGAGGGCTTTGCCTTGGCTAACAATAAAGAAACTCTAGAACAACTTGCACAGAGACTTAAATTAGAAGGCGACCGTGTTCAGGTCTCCAGAGAGCTTAATAATTTAGGTGAAGAGCGACTAAGGCAATTGATCAAGGTCGGTGACCTGTCAGATGAGAACCTGGCCACCGCCAAAGAGATTTTACTCCATAAACAAAACTCTATTGAGAATTTGAACGAAGAAATAGAGCAATTGCAGAAAGTCGCGACACTAGATAAGGATTCTTACGCGCGCCAGCAAGCGAAAAACTTATTGAAAGAAGCCGAATCTGAGTTGCAGGCTAAATTAATAAGACAATACGAGAAAGAAATTAAACAAGGAAACACCATCAATGCGCAGAAACTGAAGGAATTAAAGACGCAACGAAATCAAAAAGAACTCTTCGAGGCCATCGGGAACTTACCGGGCATGGGCATGATATCGAAGCTTAGAAAAGGCGGCATTAAATCCGTGGGATTAGCTGCAACTGGCGTTTTACTTAAGTGGGGTCAGGCTATGTGGAAGATGTCCATGGATCTGCACAATATGGAAGCCGCCTTTATGAAGGCAACCGGCGCCTCCAAGGATTTTGCAGGTTCTGTTACAAATGTATATGCAGAGACACGCCGTTACGGCATGACAGCAGAAGATGCATCTGCCGCTACGCAAGCCTTATACACAGGATTCACAGATTTCACTTTTGCATCAAAACAGCAAAGAGAATCACTAATGAAGACTACCGCCGTTTTGGGAAGAATGGGTATTGGTCATCAGGATCTCGCTGCCGGCATTCAAATTTCAACAAAAGCACTTGGTATGTCTGCAGAGGCTGCTGGCCAAGAAATGCTTGATATGGCGAAATTTGCAGAGAATCTAGGTGTTGCACCGGTAGAAATGGCAAAACAATTTGCCGGCGCCGGCGACATGATGGCAAAAATGGGAGATCAGGGTGTT